GTAGGGTATAAAATGCACGGCAAATCTAAATGGCGAATAGACTTGCTTCGTGAGAAAATATATGAAACCACTTTTTATAAATCTCACAATAAAAAAACAACATGGGCAACTATTTGTAATAATATAATTAGCTTAGATAAAAAAGCTCATCTGCATTTAGATGATCCAGATTATCTTCTACATTATATAAAAATGTTACCTGCAGCTATGGAGATGCATAAGGATTATACTGATACAATATACCGTCAAAGTATGACTTACACTGATAGTCCGGAATCCTTAAATAGAGATACTGAGTGGGTATTCGGAGTTATGCATAGAATCAATACAACTCCTCCTAGTCAATATCATACACTTATTAGATATAATTGGAATGAAATCGCTCATATAGCTTATAAAAATTTAGCTTACGGATTTTACTATGATGCTATAGAAATTGTAAAATGCTTTGATAAATTCTTTGAAACTAATTGGCCTTTATATGAGTTATGGCAAAAGACTATAACAAATAGATTCAGTTCAGATAGTTTCAATTTACCCTTTAATGTGTTTGCAGGTCATAGTATGGAATTTCCCCGTAGGTGGATAACATATCAAAATGTAAAAGCCATTGCATATCGAGAAATGGGGGATGCTCAAAGAGCAGAAGAAAACTTTATAAAGTATACAGCTGATCATTATTGGAATATCAGTCACATGACTACAACTAGAGTTTTAGAATCAGCCTTAGAATGCTATATGCTTAATCCATCAGAAGAAAATAAGAAGTTAGTAAAAGATATATACGTGCACAGAGCCACTCAACAACCACTTGCTAACTTTGAATCTGTTACAGAATCTTTAAGTATTACTTATATGATGTATTTACATTTCTTTAAGAAAGAGATAACTTGAAAATAGATAGGGCAGTCATTGAGATTAATGGAGGGTGTAACTATACCTGCCAGATGTGCCCTCAGACTGCCTCTGATGGGTCTACTGGTGCTCGTGGAAAAAACTGGCTAACTAAGATGTCTTTAACTGAATTTGAAGACAATGTAGCTCAATGTGCGGAAGCAGGATTAAATGTAGTTAATCTAGAAGGATCTGGAGAGCCAACATTAAATAATAACCTTCCAGAGTATATTGCTATTGTAAAGAAATATGGTGCTAAAGCATTTATGTTTTCAAATGGTATGAAAATGTCTGGTCAGTTTATGAAAGACGTTATTGATGCTGGTACGGATTTCTTTCGCTTTTCTATTATAGGGTATAACGAAGAGAAATATAAAGAGTGGATGAATAGTCCCTTTTTCCGCAAAGTTTATAACAATCTAGTTGAAACTCAACAGTATGTAGAAGAGTCTAACTCAAGTGCTGTTATAGCAACATATCACCTTATACTTGATAATAACAATGTAGAGCATGAGGTAGAGCAGTATCGTAAGATAGTAGATACTGCAGGGGTTAAAACAGAGATATGGAAAATGCACAATTGGAGCGGAGTGTATGATCCAGAATATAATAGACAAGGGGTTAAAAAAACCTGTGGTCGACCTTTTAGTCCAGATGTTGTTATAAGGGCCGGTGGTACAGATAATAATCGAGGTGCTATACATCCATGCTGCCAAGTATTAGGTAGAGATGATGAAGCAGTGCTAGGACATATGTCTGTGAACTCCTTAGAAGAAATATGGTATGGTGATAAATATAATCAGTTAAGAAAAGATCATGAGATGGGTGAGTACCCACCTTATTGCACTAACTGCGATTTTTTAGTGGATGATCCAGAAGTTTTAGTGTATACTAATCACGAGAGAGAGTTATATAAGATGCACGGAACTAATTTTGATTTGGATAATTACAGATGAAAATATTAATGGCATACCCTAACCTCCCTCTAATGATGTCTCCTGCTATTAGCGTTGCAATTTTTAATGCTATATCTAAAAGACGTGGAGTAGAGTATAAAGTATTTGAAACTACAGAGTATTCAAACGAATATTCTAACAGACATATTAAGCTAGCTAAGTTTGGGGCTAACCGTGGTAATGAAAAAGATGAGAGAGATAGTGAGTATTTTAATGTAAAGCCGGAAAGTGAAATTATTCCGGATTTTATTAAAGTGGTTGAAGAGTATGAGCCTGACGTAATAGTTATGTCAATGCAAGAAGATGTGTTTGATATAGCAGAGAAACTTTTAGAATCTATTAAAGATAAAAATATACCCCATCTTATAGGAGGAGTGTTTCCATCTCAAGCTCCTGAAGTTGTATTAAAATCTCCTCTTATTAACGCAATTGCTGTGTATGAAGGAGAGGAAACTTTCAATAAACTAATTACTGCATGGCAAGAGGGTAAGTCAATCACTACAATAGATGGTGTGTGGTGGAAAGATGATGAAGGTAAGATTCGTAGAAATAAACCTAATCCTTTATGTGACGTGAGTGATATTATACCAGATTTTAGTTGCTATGAAAATAAGCGTTGGCAAAGACCGATGGGCGGTAAGCATTTCTATAGAGCTGTAAGTATGGAGACATTTAGAGGGTGTCCTTATAAATGCACCTATTGCAACTCTCCTGGTACTAGAGAGTTAGCAAAGGTTTTTAATCTTGGTAATTACATGAGAAGAAAATCAGCCGATATAATTAAGAGAGACTTAGAGTATTATATTGAGCATATTGGTCCTGATCTTATCATGTTTCAAGATGACAGCTTTCTTGCAAGACCAGCAAAGGAGATCTTTGAGTTTTGTGAAATGTGGAAAGAATATAAAATTCCTTTTTGGTTTAATACTCGTATTGAAAACTGTAAAGCAGAATATCTAGAAGCTTTAAAAGAAGCCGGTGTATATCGTATGACATTTGGCTTAGAGTCTGGTAATGCAGAATATCGTAAAAAGTATTTACATAGACCGACACGAGATTCTATTTACGATGATTATCTTAAAATTATAAACGATAGTGATATACCATATAGTTTAAACATACTTGTTGGAATGCCTTTTGAGACTAGAGAGATGGTTATGGACTCTGCAAGAATGGTTAGGTCTGCTAGAGGATATGACGGACTAACAGTTTCTATGTTTCAACCTTATCACGGAACTAAATTAAGAGATATGGCTGTTGAAGCTGGATTTATGGATCCAGATTTAATATTGAGCGGAGGCTTTTTAGATAGTTACTTTTTAAAAATGCCTAAACCGTATCTACAGCCAGACGAAGTGTTCGCTCTTAATAAAACATTCGCTCTTTATGCATATTATGAAGATGATAAATGGCCTCTTATTAGAAAAGCAGAAAAGGATGATAATCTTTTTGAAGAATTAATGAATGAATATAAAAAGGAATTTTATATGGGTAAATATCAAGTAGGCGGAAAGACTAGAATTAATCACTTAAATGGATGTGTAAAACATGATCCTTCATCTTCATACATATATGAAGTAGCATAATATTATAGAGAGAAAAATAAAATGAGAAACTTATACTGGAACATCGAAGGATTTCCTCAAAATACACTAGACGCTATCAAAGAAGCTGCGGTAGTGAGGAAAGATAGTTTTATATCAGCTAATATGGGTGTAGAAGGTGAAACTAGAGACTTAAACACCCGATCAAGTAAAGTGCTTTGGCTATCAGATTTAAAATGGTTAAAAGATTATCTATACGAGGATTGGATCTTACGGGCCAATAGAGAGTTTTTCGGCTTTGATGTGTATAATATAGGTGATATTCAATATACAGAGTATCATGCATCTGAGGGTGGTAAGTATGACTGGCATATTGATACATTCTGGCAAGACCCTAAACCCTTTACACGTAAGCTTAGCATGACAATTCAGCTTAGTGACCCATCTGAGTACACTGGAGGTCTATTTAAAATGCAAGATGTGGAGTATACAGGTAGCAGGGCTCTCGGAGCAGTTACTGTATTTCCAAGTTATCTCAGTCATTGTGTTACACCAGTTGAAACAGGAGTTCGTAAATCTCTAGTAGCCTGGTTTGAAGGGCCTACCTTTAGGTAAAAAAGTTTCCTTATCAGCCCTTTTTTAGTTGCACTTAGTACAAATAGCATGTACAATAAGGTATAACAAGGAGATAAGACATGAAATATACAGTATATCAGATCCATTACACCGATGCAGAGATGGACGGAATGAAAAGCATGAAGCGTGAAATTCGTGCTAAGATGTCTATGGACTTCTCTGGTAAAAAGACAGTAGGTCTTGCAGAGAAAGCTCTTTACGAAGGATTGTATACTGGTGTAGCTTATATCGAAGCTGATAATCTTAATCAAGTATTTGAGATTGGTAACATTGGCCCTGAGTCAAGCATTACTCGTTTATCTCGTATGGCTTCTGTATCTGTTGGTGATCTTATCGAAGACGAAGATGGTACCCGTCATGTTGTTGCTAGCTTTGGTTTTAAGGAGGTAGCATAATGTCAAAGGAAATTTTTACCTATAAAGGAGTAGACCTTGATGTCACATTTGCAAAGTCTGAAACAGTCCGCCATGGAGGTCCGTTCGATCGTGGATCGGCTGATAGTTATTATCACCGTGGCATACAGCCTCATTATTATGTTGGCGCTTCGATTACTTCTGAGCGTGTAGAAAAATCTGATATGACTGAGCAAGAATTGCTTGAATATTATGCTGGGTTCGAGTATAATGAAACTGTTAATCAAGATTGGAAAGATTGGGGATGATCTATAAAAATAGTCGCTTTGGGGATAGTAAGTTTTTTAGTGTGTCTCAAAACTATGCTGGTACTTGGCTTGTTAAAGAGTATGTAAATAAATGTAAAAAAAGTGAAATTACTTTATCTAAAGAAGATTCTTTATCGTTTATCAACAAGTTAGAGTCTAATGGATGGGTAGAGAAAGTCAGCTAGACGTAAATAACAGTTGCACTTAGTTTAAAAGGTGCTTATAATATGGTATCAATTGAGAGGATATATTATGACGTTTGTAGAACAACTTCGCCTTGAGCATGCAGCTTTTGTTAAGAAAGAAGCTGCTGCATTTAAACGTAAGCAGGCGCGCGAGCAGGCTACATTTATGAAGAAGCAGGCTCGTCAGGCTAAAGTTAAACGTGAAGATAAATCTATGCTTCGAAAGGAAGAGTTTTACTGGAGTGATGCTCCTAAGTATGCTCAACAATATTATGGTGAAACTTATCATGAAACTACTCGTCATGATAACGATTGGGGAGATTATTAATGGAACAAAATCAACGTATTAGTATGCTTGAAATGAAGCTGCATAAACAATCAGAAGAGATTGGGCGGCTATCAAAGGCAGTAGAGCGGCTATCTGCACTGGCTACTGCAGTTACTTTGAAAGGAAATAAATAATGTGGGATGTTACAACAATGAATCGAAGTGAAATGATCGAAGAACTACTTAAGCGAGAGTGCCGAGTTATCTTTACTAAAGTAAATGGTGAAGAACGTAATATGATTTGTACTCTTCAAGAAAATGTTCTACCTGCTGCTAAAAAAGATGATCCTTTGACGCAGAAAAAAGTTCGTGCTATTAATGAGGAAACTATTGTAGCTTGGGATGTTAATAAAGACGCCTTTCGCTCTTTTCGTGTAGAGAATGTTATATCTTTTACTTAGATAAATAAATCTTTTAAGGAGTATATATGTTTATACCTCTATCTTTAATACAGTGGGCTATACTAGGAGGTGTAGCTATTACTGCTTTTATGATTGGTCATACATGGACTAAACGAGAAACAGATCGTATAATTGAAGAAACTATTCTATCTCTTATTAAGCAGCGCATGATCAAAGCTCGTATGGTAGACGGGGAATATGAGATATATGAGTACGATGAAGAAATTTAACAGTTGCACTTAGTTTAAAAAGTTCCTATAATAAATTATATGATGAGGAGACTGTGAATGAAAAAGATTCGTAAAAAACGCAAGTTAACTGAAGAGCAAAAAAAAGTACTAGTGGATAGGATTACTAAAGCTAGAGCTGCTAAGAAACCTGCAGCTCAATTATCTATTCACGAGTCTATTCGCAATTTACCTGAAGATGATAACTTCTCTCCTATTAAAGTAAGAGATTGGATTAAAAACTCTAAAGATAAACTCTCAGGTATGAGAGGGTGGAAGAACTCTAAAGAGACGGGTGAGAAAGCAGCTTATCTTATCGAAGAGGGTTACTTACACAACTTGCAAGCTTATCTACGTGATGGTGTTTACCGAGATTTGTATTATGGGGACGAGCATCAGTTTAAAGTAAAGTATAAATGCACTAATATGGCTTATAATAAGGACGGTACCCCTAAAAGAACTATAGGGGTAATGTATTCTGATATAGGGGTATATACTCAAGAAATGGCAGATGAGGAAAATGGATCAAGATCAGTTTCTAACAAAAAACAAGTTCGCAAGAATAGTAGAGCAAAAAGTAAGAGATCATCGGTATAGTTATATGGATGCTGTTATTCATATTTGTGAAGATATAGATCTCGAACTGGAAGATATACGTAAGTATATTTCTGGAAGCATTAAAGAGAAAATTGAGGTAGAGGCAATGAACCTCAATTATTTACCTAAAGGTAATACATTGCCAGTTGACTAATACTATATAATGTGTTATAATGTTTATGTGGACAAAAAATTATACTAAGATATACAAGGAAAATATATATGAGTTTCGCAGCACTAAAAAATAACCGTACTGACCTATCTAAGCTAGTACAAGCAGCTTCTAATTCAGGCCCTGAAGATACTAAGAAGCATAATGTAACTGATGATCGGTTCTGGGTACCTACACGAGATAAAGCAGGTAATGGATACGCTGTTATTCGCTTTTTACCAGGTAATGCAGAAGCCCCTACTCCGTGGGTACGGTATTGGGATCACTTCTTTAAGGGTCCAACGGGCCAATGGTATATTGAGAAGTCATTGACGTCTCTTAGTCAATCAGATCCATTGTCCGAGTCTAATAGCCGACTGTGGAATGAAGATGGCTCTGAAGAAGCTAAACGCACTGTACGTGAACGTAAGCGCAATCTGCGCTATGTAGCTAATGTACTAGTTATCTCAGATCCTTCTGCTCCTGATAATGAAGGTAAAGTGATGCTTTATCGTTTTGGTAAGAAGATCTTTGATAAAATTATGGATAGTATGCAACCTCAATTTCCAGATGAGGTGCCAGTAAATCCGTTTGATATGTGGAAAGGCGCTGACTTTACATTAAAGATTCGTAAAGTCGAAGGCTACCCTAACTATGATGCATCTGCGTTTAAGTCTCCATCACCTATTTCTAGTGATGATGACACCCTAGAAGCTTATTATAATAAGCAATATGATCTATCTGAGTGGTCTGATGCTAAGAATTATAAGACATATGATGAGCTTAAAGCTCGACTAGCTGTGGTGCTTGGTGAATCATCTACTCCTATGACTGCAAGAGTTATAGAGAGTTTAGATCAGACAGCTAATACCCCTAGCTTTCCAGCGCAGACACCTACAGATATAGCAAGTGCACCTGATCCAGTTATTAAGACTGCAGAGTCGTCTATGGACGATGATGATACGATGAGTTATTTTGCTAAACTAGCAGCAGAAAATTAAAGAGAAGGGGGCCTTGAGCCCCCTTTTTTATTATTGTATAGACATAGCTTCCATAAGCTTATCATTTCCATCAGAAGTGCTACCCATACCTGATGCACCTGGTGAATCTATTTTATAGTTATTAGTTGTATTATTTACTGGATTAATGCTAGGGGACATACCCATTCGGTAGTTACTCTCTGATATAGCATCAAGAGCGTTTAATTCATCTCCTACAAAGCCTCTTTCCATTCCAACTACTCTCCCAGATGCAACACCTTGCGGGGCTGGATTTCTTCTAAATATTGAACCTGTCCTTTTAACGTATTGCATGTTAGTAAAGGCTTTTAATTCTTGTTCACTAGCTCCAAGAATGTAATCAGACAGTCCTAACATTTCTGCACCTGATGTGACATGCTGTAAGTTACCTCCAGCTACTTTATCTACATATTCCCTCATATGATCTCTAGCAGCTATTACGTTCCTAGGGTCTCCTTCTATTAGAGCAGCGATCATATTTTCATACAATCCTTGAAATGGACCTGATATAGAGCCATCTGCCATAGCTTTAGGCATAACAGATAACAGTGCTGCGTTAAACCCTACACCTCCAAATATTCTAGCAGCTCCGCCAAATATTTTAGAAGCTGTACCTACAGTAGATCGTGCTCCGTATTCTAACCCCTCTTGAACAGCAGCACTTAAAGGATCAAAATAAGCACCCGCCACTCTTAAAGTAGTGTTACCTGGTATACTCCTGCTGCGCATGGCTTTATCTTTATTTAATTCTTCTAATAAATTTTGATGATTTGCATATTTGTTACCATCTATGGTTTTATATTCAGCTACTCCTAGCTTATTAATCTGTCGGTAAACACCCACATTTTTAAGCTCTGCATCTGAAAATCCTTTTAAACTGGCTGAGGTTTTGATATCTTCCGTCGTATCGGCATTTAGGTTAGATGTACTAAGACCGGTAGTATTAAGTTGAACTCCAGGTTTATTAGGTGTGTTTGTGGATACGGAAGAATCCATAGCGCCGCCTATAGCATTAGGGGTGGGCATTGCAGGTGACGGCGTTCTTTTTAATGGAGAGTCAGTATTAGAAGCATTTGAAAACTTAGAATTGCCTTCAAGTATTACTTGTCTTAAAGTGTCCGGGTTGCTTCCATTAAGAGCAGCATTTAATCTTCTTTGATACGCTCTCTGTTCCCTTTTTAGTTCTCTTGCACGGTAGAGTCTTTCTTGCTGCATTTCAAAATCTAATCTAGCTTTTCTAACTATTTCAGCACGCGCTGCCTTATCTTGATCAATTTTATATTGTTTTTCAGCTAGGGCAATTCGAGCTTTCATAGCTCTTTTAGCATCGTTAGCAGCTTTTTGTTCTTCTGTAATTTTAGTTTGAATAGCTTTTTGTTCAGCTGCTTGTGCATCTTTTAGTTGCTTAGCTTCTATTCTAAGAAGTCCTCTTTGTGTCTTTAATCTATCATCAATAACATTACGTAAAGCTTCGTAAGAAGCACCAACGACGGCAGCTCCTACACCAAAGGTAGCCCTAGCTAATACCTTTACCCAACCTAAAGGATTAGCAAGGAATAATAGAAAATCTTTTAAGTTGCCCATTAATCCTGTGGCAGCTCCAGCAGCAGTTGCTATAGCACCAGACCCAGCAGATCTACCAGTAGATGTAGCAGTCACTCTACGAGTTCTTGCCGCATCAAGTCTATCTTCTAAGCGATCAAGTCTATTATTTTCTTGAATCTTAAAAAATTTATTGAAGGCACTATCTAAACTCTGAAGATGTTTATTACTCTCTTCAGATGTTTGATTTCCTTCTCTTACTAGCTTTGCAACTTCTACTAAAGATGTCATACGCCTTGCTCTCTTCTCATTTCTATTTCTTTTAATTGATTGGTTAACAACGTAACGTATATTTCCCTTTCCCACGGCAACATATTATAAAGATCTGATAATGTATATTTATGGTTTTCCATTAACAAAAAATTTACATTATAGAAATTCACTAAGTTGTCATGTGAAAGGGCTAACCGAAAAAATCATTAAGCCCTTTCAAGGTGTAGCTATTTTCCTTTTCACATTCTTCACATTTAAAATCTACCTTACAGCTTACTGCTGGAGAAGATTCAATAAAAGATCTCAACTTATTAAATTGATCTGTTGTAAGAGAATTTAAAAATTCTATTTTACTCTCATCAGGTTCATCTTTTACTAAAACACTTTCTTCTTCTGTATTCACGGTATGCATAGATCTTAAAATTGTTTCGAACATATATTCTGCATATGAAGTTGGAGAAGATATCTGTTCGTTTTCATTACTCTCACTGTAAGAAAGATATCTCATCCCCACAGTAACATCATCTGTTAATGCTATAGTTCTTTTATCTTTAGATTGTATAGGAACTGATACACTATCTAAATTTAGTACAACTTCATTTTCAGTATCACAACTAGAGCATAGAAAATTTAAATTAACTGTCTCACCTACCGATTTTGTTCTTATTTTAACGAATAGGTATTCGATATCAAACACTGACAAAGAGTCAATATCAATATTATCTTCTAAACAATTTTTTATTAGATCTATAGTTGCGTTAGATATCTGTTTCATGTCCCCTGACTCTAACGCAATAAGTAATACTTTTTCTTCTTTCACTAGGTAGGGTCTATATCTAGTGCTTACTCCAGTAGATGGGATTACTACAGAGTAGTAAGGTACATCATTAAGTTTGGGTAGTGCCATAAATTATCATCCTTATATTACACGAGTCCAATTTCTATATGAAAGCTGGACGTTGAGCTTGACTAGACCGTCTTGCTCATTATTAAATTCAATTGCATTCATCGTTGTTGGGAATGCATCTAGTAATTTTACCTGATACATAATTGATTCTTTAGAGCGTATATCTATATCGATATCTATTCCAAAGATTTTATCAATAGGAAAATCAAAAGCTGTTCCCTTTTTTAATTGAGTTATAGTTACATCTTCTGCAAATTCATTTGTATATGCCACTTCGTAACTATCTTGACTAATTACTTTATTTTGCCACTCTTCAAAGTATTTTTTAATAGTATAATCATTCATAACATGAAAGGTCATACTAACATCATCAGAAGCAAATCCGTTAGGCATCTTACGTCCTTTAATACCAATAAGTCTCTCTTGAGTAAGAATTTGACGACCGGGCATATTAACGTTTGTGCAGAGCACATTAAGGTCTCTTGTATCATAACCACCTAGAGATGGTAGAGTAACCATAAACTGATTAGCACTAGCAAACCCTCGTCCTTTTGAAACTGCAGATTTTAATTGATTAATATCCATTAAAGCATCCTTTTAGAATCGGCATAAACTTTAGAGTTACTAGCTTTTTGAAAATCTGCTGTGGGCAGAAAAGCTGCTATTTCCCACTCTGTAGCTGGTACTCTAGCAAATCTACTTCTTACATGTGAGTTGAGATAATGCTTTACACAAGGCTTAAACCATTTGTATTTTTGAGCGCTCTTTAGCATTCCATATGATAAATTAAACTTAGTTGTATTGTCGAACTTATCATTATTAGTAATATCCATAAGTGAGTCTAAAAGCTTAGCTCTCAGCATTGGAGGAATATAATGCAAGTTTAATCCTATAAATCCTTTATCAGCAGGACCAATAGGTATAACAAGAGGGAAACTATCGTAATATGGGAGAGTATCTTTATGCTTAGGATCATAGAAAAACATGAACATAGACCCCACCACTTGGTTGCCCTGCAGTTCAATTGGTTCCTCTTTCATAATCTCATTTCTATTTACTCTTCGAAGTTGCTGCGCCTTACGCCGAAACCAAGCCCTAGACTCAGCTGTCCTAGGGGTGATACCTGCCTTAAATGCTTCTAGTTCTAACTTATTAAATATATTAGCCATAATGTTATTTATCTACGTTTTTTCACTTTTAATGGAGGTAACTTCTTTATAGGTTTAATAGTTTTTTTAGGTTTAGGCAATATTCCCATTATTGATAATTTATTTTCAGTCCAAATTTCAAACCCCCACCCTCTATCAGCTGCATATTCTTGAGCTGCTGACCACTTATTCATATTCTTTATATACGTCATACCTTCATTAATATATCTCTTTGTTTTTTTTCCATTAAAAGTAGGGGGTTTAGTTTCCTTTTCTGGTTTTATTTCTACAAGCACGGTCTTACCATTAGAAAAGGTAATCTTAAGATCCATAAAATATCTATGGTACTTCTTATCTACTTCCCATAAGTATGGTATAACCACCTCTTCACTTACCCAGTATTTTACTTCCTTAGTTTCATCACACCACTTAAAGGCATTACGCTCCCATAAGGATCTAAAAACAACATTGTCAGGGTTACCCTTATATTTGCTTCTATTCTTTACTCTATATCTTCCAGAATAAGCCATAATAACCTTATAAATAGTTGTAACTTAGTTTATTTATTAGGAAGAATTATGGTAGATCCTTTAAACGATGCGATAGCTAGGACTGGGGTTGCATCAGTAACAAATAGTATGCAAAGATACCAAAAAGCTTTTAAACAACCGTTGCGTTACCCTTTAGAAGATAATGATAATTATAAGGGTCGTATTTCCTTTGTTGCTAAACAAGAGGAAGGTGCTACTATACAGCAAGAATTAGTAGATAGGCTTTTTAAGGATACTAGAGTTACTACAGACCCAGAAGATGATACATCAACTCAGACCAATGATTTGTCGCAAGAAGAGATCCGCGCTATGACGGGGCTTAGATCTAGTACACGAAGCCCGCTTCCCAGTTATCTAGGATCTGGTAGGAAATGCGTACTATATCTCCCTAATACCATTCAATTTCAAGATGCTGTTAGCTATTCCAATATTGATTTAGGGTTACTCGGAGCAACAGCGGAAGCTGCAATAAACTCTGGCATGACGGGAAAAGAAGCTCTAGGCGCATTAGCTGGTGCGGCTACTAGTATATTTAGTGCTGAAGGATTATCTGAAGCTTTTAATAAAGGATTGGGATCACAAGGCGCACAGGTTGCAGCGTTAAGATTAGCTAGACGAATTAACACAGAAGTAGCTGGAGCTATTTCCACTGAAACAGGAATTGCTCTTAATCCTAATAAAAGAGCTGCCCTACTAGGACCTAATTTAAGAACATTTAGATTTTCTTTTAAAATGATCCCCACATCTCTCAAAGAAGCAGAATCGATTAAAGCTATAGTTCAGTTTTTTAGAGAAGAGATGATGCCTGAGAATGTAACTGAGCTGGGAATAAACTCAGCTTTAAGATATCCATCTAAGTTTGATATAAGAATGACATATAACGGTAAAAAGGTGGCTCATGGCATTCTTCCAAGTTTCTTAACTGATGTTAATGTTACATATAATTCTAGTAGTATGGCATTCCATAGTGATGGTGAAGGCGGCGGTAATTTTCAAGAAACAGACCTCTCTCTTGCCTTTACAGAGGAAAGAACACTCAACAAACGCGATATTGCATTGGGAGGATATTAATGACTTACTTTACTAATTTTCCCTATGTTAATTACAGATTTGGAAATGAAATATCTCCAGCGCTTTTTCAAAATCTTACAGTTTATGTAGACTTAATAGATCAAGCTATCGACAATTCCACTCTATATGAAGAGTATTACATTCCAGATGGTAAGAGACCGGATGTGCTATCTTATGAGTTATATGGGACTACTGATTATTATTGGATGTTTTACTTACTTAATGATAAGTTAAGACAACAAGGTTGGCCCCTAGATGAACAGGAGATTCACTCTCTGACAAGGGAATACTACCCTAACACCACTTTACTTACCCAATACAAGTTGTATAATGAGTTCTTTATTAATGATATAGTTATTGCAGGAGATAAAACTAATCCTTCATTTAAAGGTAAAATACTAGAAAAGGATTTAAATTTAGGGCAGGTTGTTGTGAAGCCTATAAGAGAGGTAAGATCTATAGCTGTTAATAATGGTGGATCAGGTTACACGTCTTTTCCGACTGTAACTATCTCCGGAGGAAACGGTACTGGAGCAACGGCAGCTGCTATTGTATCTGGAGGTGTTATTACTGCTATTACAGTTACTGATGGTGGAGATGATTATACCACTACACCTACTATTACTATATCTGCACCTAATGAAGCCAGCGGAACACAAGCAACAACAACCGCTGTTTTATCCTCAAACAGTATCGGTAACAACACCTTTGTATAT